GACGAGGGCAAGAATGCGAGCTATGCCGGATGGGTTGCCGATGGTTTCATCACCGCCTGCCCGGGTGAGACAACAGACTTCGATCGCATCATGCTCGACGTGCTCGACGACGCCGAGCAGCACCGCATCGATGATGTCGCGTATGACCCGTGGCAGGCGCTCAACCTCGCGAGCGATCTCGCCGCGAAGGGTATCCCGGTGATCGAGTACCGCCCGACAGTCGCGAACTTCTCGCCGGCAATGAAGGATCTCGATGCGCTCGTGCGCGAGGGCCGGCTGCATCACACCGGCAACCCGGTGCTTGACTGGCACGTCGCGTGTGTCGAGGTGTTCGAGGATGCCAAGGGCAACATATACCCGCGCAAGGATCGCAACGACCCGAACCAAAAAATCGACGGCGTGATCGCGATGCTCTCGGCCTACGGCCGGCGCATGACGCTCGATGCGACCGAGAAAACCCCGAGCCTGTCGTTCCTTTAGACCGACTCCAAAGCCGCCCCGTGCGGATCTGTGACATGCCTCACAGGCAAGCCGCTTGCGCAAGCGCGGCAACCGTGAGAGGATGGCTCCACGGTTTGAGAACACAGCAACACACGAGACGGAGACAGCAGACATGAACAACGAAGCCGCGCAGAACCTGATCGAGCAGATGAGCACCCGCCGCGCAGCGATTCAGCAGATGATCGACGCCGGCACCGACGCCGACAAGTTCGTCGTGTGGATGAGCTTCCTCGCCATTGACTACAGCGGCAGCGTGCGCCGCACGGTCGGCGTCGAGAAGGCGACGCGCATGAGCGAGGAGTTGGCCAAGCACTGCGCGCTGCGCGACAGCCGCTATCAGGTGAAGTCGTTTCCCGCCGCGCTGGCCGGCGAGATCGACTGCCTGAACGCCGCGATCACGGCGATCGAGCAGTACCTGCAGCAGCAGGTCGGCGCGTAATACACAACACAACACACAAGGGGCGGGCCCGCGCCGCCCCGGGAGACACGACGATGCACACCTACGAAAAGAAGCGAATCCCGACGCCGCAAGTGGTATGGGATCACGGGTACGAGCGCTACAACAGCGACGGCACGACGACGATCGTGAGCGAGCTGCGCCCGCTGCGCGCGCGCAGTCTGCCGCGCAATATGATCTGCAAGCTCACGACGGTGTACGCCGCCGACGGCAGCGTGCGCAGCATGCAGCTCGTGCGGCAGGCGCGCAGCAAGTACGCGCGCATGGTCGACAGCTATTTCCCGAACGGGCTGAGCGATGCGACCGAGTGCGTGATCAAGTGGGCCGGCCGCATCCTGCGCGAGCGCTACGATGAGGTCGAATGGACGGTGACGCAATGAAGCGCGCGAGCTACCGCGAGGCGGTGCAATGGATCGCCGACAACGACGAGCCCGAGGAGCGCGACGTCGAGGCGATCGCCGGCTACGTCTCGACGCTCCTCATTGCCGATCTGTTCGACGTCGAGCCGGAGCGCATCGCGCGCGACGTCGCCAAGTACCGGGGCCGCAACCCGCCCCGCGAGCCCGCAGCGCAGGACTGGTTCGCGGTCGAGGTCGCGGCGCGCCGGCCGAAGTAGGGCCCGGGGGCGGCGTCGCAGGAATGTGACGCCGCTCACAGGCAAGCCGCTTGCGCAAAGCGTCGAGGCATGAGAAGCTGTCTCCACACTGAAACACGACGGAGACGGCGACGATGAAAGCAATCAAGAAATACACGGGCGGCATCCACGGGCTCGTGCAGGCGGCGGTGCGCGAGGATGGGGTGCTGTTCAAGCGCTATCAGGATAAGACACCGTACGGCTACCGGTGGGGCGCGTGGAAGCGCGAGGGCGTGCTCGATGTGGCGAACCTGCCGAGCGAGCTGTCGAGCGGCTTCTCGACGCTGCGCCCCGTCACCGTCTGCCGCGATTTCGGCTGCCGGCTGCCCAAGAACTAACACAACCACGGGGCGGCCCGCGCCGCCCCTCGACGGAGACAGACACATGCACGACTACTACACGACGCTCGATCGGATGATCGAGGAGATGCCGGCCGACGCGACGGGCTGCGCTGCCAACGTGCGCACCTCGGTGCGCGTGTGGCACGCGATGCGGGCCGACGACGCGACCGACGGTCAGGCGATGCTCGATCGCGAGCTGCTCAAGCATCTGAGCCGGCACTCGACGGGCAAGGTGATCACGATCGCGACCCCGCACGGCTGGCAGGCGTTCGCGCCCGGCATCGGCACGACGGAGGATGACTACCCGACGCCGCACGCCGCACTGCTCGCGCTGCACGCAACGCTGCGCGGCGGCTGATGAGGTGTGATCGAGGGCCCGGTGCAACGCCGGGCCCTTTCCGTATTCGCTGCTATTTGCCGCTGTTCAATCTTAAACAGCGCGCCACACGACGCCCCGATTGACTGCAGGATTTTTCAGAGGTACACGTGCGCGCGAATAACTGACGCGAGCGACGGGTGACACTTTCCGGTCTCGCGCCTCTGGCCTTGTCCGAGGTGCGCGCCATGATCTCAGCCACTACGACGACCCGAACCCGGCCCGGCACTCGACCGCGCGCCGCCAAGCCCAAGCCGGCACCGCGTTAAGCGCCGCGCGTGCGCGCGCTCATGTCTCTCATCGCGTTGCTACTGCTGAGCGACTGCGCTGCCGTCGAGCGGCGCGTGATCAGTGACGAGCACGCGATACCGCCGCGCTACCTGCGCGTCGCGACCCTGTTCTGCTTTCTCTCCCGCTGCACCGGTGTCGTCGACAAGCTCGCCGACGCCGACATCATTTACATGCGCTGCGTGCTGGCGAACTGCGCGGAGAAATTTGTTCCGCCCGTCGTCGTTCCGCCTCTCAGCAGTGCGGAGGCGTCGCCGCCATGAAACGCGAAGCAACCCGCCGCCCCGAGATCGGTGCGCCGCTGTGGCGCGATGCGTACGTCGAGAACGTGCAGCGCGCCAAGGATGACAGCGGCGAGCGCACGCTCGATGTCGTCGCCTCCGATGAGACGGTCGATCGCTACGGCGATGTGATCAGCGCCGACGGATGGGATCTGCGCGCGTTCAAGCGCAACCCGATTTTTCTATGGACGCATGACTACGGCTACCCGATCGGGCGCGTGCCCGACATCAAGGTCGTCGGCAAGCGCCTGCTCGCCTCGGTGCAGTTCGCCGCCGAAGGGATCAGCGCGACGGCCGATGAGCTGTGGAAAATGGTCGAGGCAAAAATTCTGCGCGCTGTGTCGGTCGGGTTCACGATCGCCAGCGAAAAAGATTACGAGTTCATCTACGACGATGAGGAGAACATCACCGGCATACGGTACTTGCAGCAGGAGCTGCTAGAGATCTCGCTCGTCGCCGTGCCTGCGAATCCGAACGCGCTCGCGATCGGTCGCTCGCTACAAATTTCTCAATCGACTCTGAGCCGCGCGCTGCAGCGGGACGCGTCTGTCATTGAAGCGCACCGCACGACTCATTCCCGCATCTTGCGACTGCGCATCAGCGGGCAGCGATTGCATGTGCCGCGTCGGGCCGCACCGCTCACACCCCGAGGATCACGTCAATGAACCTGTCAGAGCAGATCGCTGCGCTGCTGAATACGCGCGGCTTGAAAGTGGCCGGGCTGCAGGAGCTGCAGCAAAAGGCCGAGGATGAGGGCCGAGTGTTCAACGCCGAGGAGCAGGGCGCATTCGACGGCATCGCCAAGGAATGCGACGACATCGATGCGCACATCGAGCGCCTCAAGACGACCGAGGCGATCGTCGCGCGCACGGCGCGCCCGGTGATCGAAGTGCGCGAGCACAAGCCGCAGCTCGCGAAGGGCATCGGCTTCGCACGCTACGTGCAGCTCATCGCCGCCTCACAGGGGAACGATCTGATCGCTATGGAAATGGCGAAGCAGTATTTCCCGCAGATGCCGGAGATGCTGCAACTGTTCAAGGCGCGCAGCATCGGCTTGCTGCGTGCAGCGGTGCCGGCAGCGACGACGAGCGACCCGGCATGGGCCGGCACGCTCGTGTATGCCTCGCAACTGTCGGGCGAGCTGATCGAGCTGGTACGCGCAGAGGCGATTCTCGGCCGGCTCACCGCGCTGCGCGAGGTGCCTTTCAATGTGCGCATTCCGCGCGAGACGAGCGTGATCGGCACGGCCGCATGGGTCGGGCAGGGTGCGAGCAAACCGGTCGGCAAGGGTGCGTACGATTTCGTGACGATGCCGTTTACCAAGGCTGCGCTCATCGTCGCGCTGACCGAGGAGCTTGCACGCTTCTCGAATCCGTCGGCCGAAAACCTGATGCGCGACGGTCTCGTGCAGGCTGTCACCGAGTTCCTCGATGCGGCGTTCATCTCGGCAGCCGCAGCCGTCGCCGGTGTCTCGCCGGCCGGCATCCGCGCCGCGCTGCCGCCGGGGCAGACGTTCCCGAGTTCCGGCGACACGCTGCAGCACATGCAATACGACATCGGTCACGCGGTGTCGTTGCTCGCACCGACCGCGCCGCGTTCGCCGGCGTGGATCATGAATCCCGTCAATGGAATCGTGATGGGGCAGCAGCTCAACCCGTTCGGGCAGCCCGCGTATCCGAGCGTGAACGGTGTCGGCGGCACGCTCGCCGGCTACCCGGTCGTGACATCGCGCTCGATGCCGGTCGACGTGATCCTGCTGATCGATCAGAACATGATCCTGCACGCCTCCGACGGCTCGGTCACGGTCGACGTCTCGCGTGAGGCATCGATACAGCTCGACGGTGCACCGGCGACGCCGCCGACTGCATTGGTCTCGCTGTGGCAGCAGAACATGATCGGTCTGCGGGCCGAGAAATTCGAGCACTGGCTGCGCGCGCGTGACACCTCAGTCGTCGAGATCACCGGCGTGAGCTATTCAACAGCGGCACCGCCGGCACTGATGGCCGCACCGGCAGGTGCAGCAGGTGCGCGCACGAGCAAACCGACGCAACAGTAGTAACCGTGTCTCCGTCTGCCGGGTGCGCGGTTGCCTCCACGACCGC